GCGAGTAGAGGCCAGAACGGAATCAAAGGCGGAAGGCCAAAAAAACCATATGGTTTACCATATGATAAACCATATGCCAAACCTACAGATAACCTACCTGAAAATGAAAATGAAATTATAAATGAAATATTAGATGGGGGTGTGGGGGAAGATGGATTTTCATTTACAATTTCAACGCCTATGCCGCAAAACACCTTGCTCGCGGCTGAACAAAATCAATTCACGCTTACCAGAAACAAAAACACAGATTTCCTGCAGGAGCAATGGCTTACGTTTATCACCGAACGTATTAACGACCCGCCCGAAAAACAACGTCAGTTTCGGCAATTATCCGACCTGACAAGCTATTATCTCAATTGGGTACGCAACAAACATCCTAAACATGTTAAACAAAGAGCTTCACAAGTTGGCCGAGACTTTGAACCTGACTGACCTGCAGGAATTGGAGCCATACGTATTAACGCCTGATGATGAAAATGGGGCGATTGAGCAGGCTATTATATCGGCAAAACAGCTGGCAGCCTGGAAGATGAACCGCATGCAGTATTCACAGGAAGAAATATTTTCCAAACTGAGCAGGATCAATTGGGAAGAAACGATCGACCAGGAAAATGTTTTGAAGCTGGCCAATACCGCGAAGCTCCAAGATCAGTGGCATGAAAGCCAGCAAATCAAACGCCGACAGGAAGAAGAAACCCAGCGTAAGGATTTGGAACTATTCTGGACCTATACCCGAGTATTCAACCTAATGAAGTGGAATAGTGAGCATGTGTTTGGTAAGCCATTCGATCATGATCCTGATAATCTAAAAGCAGTAAAGGCCATTTGTTTTTTTGTTAGCCGGAATGATCGGTTTATACATGAGCTGAACTATGATGCCAGGAAGGGTTTATTGCTCCGTGGGCCGTCGGGAACCGGTAAAACGCACTTGGTGCGCTGTGTAGAGAACAACGGCTTAAATCCGATATTAACGCAATCCACGCTGTCTGTTACTGATCAACTCAAAGATCAAGGGGAATTTAAATTCCAGATCAATGGGCAGCGAATTATCTATCTGGATGACGTAGGGACAGAAGAACCGGTTGTGAACTATTACGGCACAAAGATCTCATGGTTTAAAAACTTCATCGAGGGCGTATACCTGAAATCAAAGGTGTTTAACCACTTGATTATTTCTACCAACCTGAATTGGCAAGGCATCGGTGAAATGTACGGTTACCGGGTAGAGAGCCGGATGCGCGAAATGTTCAATGTAATTGACTTAACCGGTAAAGACAGGAGGCGATAATGAAATACCAATTCTATATCGGCATCGATACAGGTGTTGAAACAGGCTTCTGCATCTGGAATGCCAAAGATAAGTTCATCCGATACCTTGATACCTTGGCAATTCACAAGGCCATGGAAGAAGTAAAGTTATGGCATCAGTATTGGCCAGGGCAGGTATTTGTGCGCTTTGAAGATGCGCGTCAAAGAAAATGGATTCCCCGGCAGAAAAACGAAAAGGCAGAACGCGGCAGACGCGAAGGCGCCGGAAGCGTGAAGCGCGACGCTAAGATTTGGGAGGACTTTCTTACTGAGTTGAAAGTGCCGTTTGAGATGGTGGCGCCTATGAACAATAAGACAAAGTTGACTGCTGCATCATTTCTGAAAATAACCGGAATTAAGGAACGCTGCAGCGTTCATGCCCGAGATGCCGCAATGCTTGTGATCGGATATTAAACCCTAAACAAAACCCTGTGAATGGCTTTATCGAAATATACGTGGATGGATGGAAGCGGTACCGGTGGCAGTTCACTTTGAAAGACTATGAAACCTTTCCTTTTGAACAACAAGTAGACCTAAGGAAGGCTGACCTGGATACTATCATAGGCCACTTAAAGGAGCATGTGGTTTCCAATTTCGACCCTTCCAGAATTGAAACATTTATTGTTTACGAATCAAAACTCAATAGCGATGCAATCGGTGAAATCCCTGAATCAGAAGCAAATGAAATATATAATGGCTCATTACAAGGAAATGAGCGCCCAGGAAATGGCGAAGGTGCTGCAGGTGGAAGATGTGAACGTGTCAATATTCTGCCATAAAAACAATATAACCCCTAAGCCGCGATTAACAAAGGGGAGGCCTGCGCGTAATCATAGAGATTCATTTCACGTGGTGCCTATTGAGAGGCAACAGCGAATGGCAAGAAAAGAGTATAACGGACCTCAAAAAAAGACAGCATGAAAGTACTCACATTCTCCCGCCACTTCCCCAAAGGCCACCCTCGGGCGGGTGAGCCGACCTGGTTCGTAGAAAGGGTAATGGCTGGAATCGCAGAAGATTATTACCCCAATTATCAAATGCCAAAAGACTTTACTCAGTACGATTGGCATCAGTACTACAACTGTACTGTTCTTAAGAGGCATTCTATCCGCGCCGGTTCCCGCTGGAAACCCGGTGATATGGCAAGCCTGCGGGTATGGTCAGATAAGCCGTACCGCAGCAAGCAGATCGAGTTTGCGCAAGTCGAAGTGAAGAAGGAATGGGCGATTGAAATATACCAGCATAAGGAGTACTGGGAGTTCAAATTGAATGGCAAAAAAGTAGGTTGGGACCTGCCCGAACAAACGAACATAGATGACTTTGTTGACCAACTAGCCGCTAACGATGGCTTAACTACTCCCGACTTTTTAAATTGGTTTAGCATCCATCCGAAAAAACAGGCGTCAGTCTTCCGGGGGCAGGTCATCTGCTGGTCGGACAAGATCGATTACTCACCCATAACTACTGGTAAACCTGATTTACAAACTACATAAAAGCATAACCATGGCAAAAGCAAAAGTAAAAAACGCTTACGACTACAACCACATTATGGCTTGCCTTAAAAGGAGCACCGGTGAATGGAGCTATACGCTTAATATCCACGGTACCGGGAAACAATATCCTGGTTCCATTGACCTGACACCTGAGCAGTTCAACGAGTTGCGGGTACAGCTGGATTTAAAGGAAGCCCCAGGCCTGACCAGCGATACCGGTAAAGTTTACATCATCAATCCATAAAAGCAATATCATGGAAAAGGAAACTGGTTTTGAAAGCATTTCCCGGGAGCGGATTGAGCAGGTGACCAAACACCGCCGCACCCTGCAATTGGATAAGACGTATAAAAGCGGACAACTGGTTAAGGCGGCCCAGTTCTGCATTTCCCTGAACAATAACGACTGGCCGCGCGGATGGGCGAAGGATCGCCGGGACCATATTAAAAAGAAAAGCGTGGCCGATCGTTATGCGATAGCCGGCGCTTTCCTGGCGGCAGAAATTGACAGGCAACGAGAGGTGGATGATTGGGAGTTTGCCTGGCATGTAGACGAACACAGGGACTGGGATAAGCTGAAAGCTTTTGTTGAGCGAATGGAGAAGGAATCCCATCACCATTACAGCGGTACACTTACCGAGCGGGCATGTGCTGTAATTGGCCATGCACAGCACCAGGCGGCCAGAGCTGTTGCAGATAAGATGCAGGTCATTGAGGATATGAAGGTATACGTCCGGGGGATGTCCATGGCCGCCGAAATGGTAGCCATTGCCAGTACTCACGGCGAAAAGAACGCCCGGTTGCGCGGTATGATCGAGCTGATGAACTCAACTAGCGGGAAACTTAATGACAAACACCAGGATGAGCTATTGAATACCTGGCGGTTTACAACCTACGGTAACAGTGACCTTCCTTATCAAAGTATCCTGCGCAAATACGACGAGCTGAAGCGCGAAAATGAAGAGCTTAAAAGGAAGCTCAATCCCAACGCCCAGAAGGAAGAAGAACCAAAAGAAAATCCCTTTTAAACCAACCACCATGCCCAGCGCCATCTGTAATACCTGCGGTTCCCTGGTCCATTGGCCCTATCCAGGTCAGATAAAGAAGCAGACCTGCAGCTGTGGAAGTAAGGATCTGCAGGCTGTAAAAGGTGAACTGGTAGGCGACAGCTGGCAGTATACAGACCGGCATGGAACGGTAAGAAAAACGGAACCAGTGTTCCACGACGCACGTCCACTATCAATTCAATAACTATGACTGAAAAAGATATTATTCAGGAACTAACCCATTGGATAGATAACCGGGAGTATCCGTACCAGGTGCCCAATGCTTTTATATACGGCTGGGAGTCGGATTACTGGGCCTTGGATGTCGGGGGTACGGCGAAGGAATTTGAAATAAAGATTAGCCGGTCCGATTACTTCAGCGATGCGAAGAAGGAAAAGCACCAGTCTGACAAAGGGGCGAATTACTTCTACTATGTCTGCCCGAAAGACCTGATTAAGAAGGACGAAGTTGATAAGCGATATGGTTTGATCTACGTGTGGGAAACCGGCCATGTGAGTATTGAGAAAAAGCCGCGCCGCCTGCATGATCGCAGATTTGATAACTGGCAGTTACTGGCCAATAAAATGTATTACCGTTGGCGAAACATCTGGCGGCAAAAGTTGCTGGATAAAGAAATAACAGGCGACGAATATCGCAAAGCCTTCCTGTTGGACCTTAATTCAGAAGAAACCCCGATTCAATAACCACTTAATAAATAATTAATGAGAATTAATCATAACCTCGCCTGCTCGATTGCAGATCTTTTAACAAAGAACAATAAAGATGCCCTTGCCAAGATGCTAAAGGAAGTAGACGTCGCGGTGATAAACGAATACAACCAGTTTGTTCCGACCGATCTGGTAAAAGTGGCGTCTTCATGCCCTGCATGGATAAAGAAGTCGAACTGCATCTGTGTGATTTATCCCCTGGATGGAAGCCACGAACATTATTATGCTTACGCTGATAAGGCTACAATTATCACAAAGAGCGGTGAGGCGATTTTAAAGGTCAATTCAAAATCATCCCTGCGCAAAAAGGTTATCGGTGTAACGAATGCGCAATTAGAATTAAGGGAACTCCGACGCCAGATAATAACAGCCGTAAAAGACCTTGGTTCATCGGGTAAGGTTATTGAGCAATTCCCTGAAACGGCCACTTTATTCAAGGCAAAAAAGCCTGTAGTAGCGAAGGAACAAAAGGTTATTGATCTGTCGGAACTTAAATCCAAACTCAAAAAGTAGTACCCATGAAAAAGCTCCTTCTTTTCCTACTCTCCTTCATCGCATGGGATAGCCCAATCTTCGCCCAGTGCGAGCCCAGCACGTTCGTTTTCTCGCTCTCACCTGGTGTGACTCATTCCGGCGCCTTCTTTCAAATGGAGGGCCATCTGTATTGATTATTCCACCAAAAGGGGACAAATGGGAGGAAACTTGCTGGAATCTGGAACATACGCATTGGGCATTTGTAGATGGGGATTACTATTTGCCAGAAGAAAAAGGGTAATTACCCCCACTTATTGCCTGGTTTTAGGCCGTTATATAACAATCAGGGGTAATTACCCAGCCCATCACCTAAACAGTAATAACCATGACAAAATCAAAAAATAGAAAATTCAGAAGGGGCAATATTGTATGTGCCGGAACAACAACTATCCTGGTAACTGGACCAGGTTCCTGTAAATACCCGTCGTTCGCCGGTGTTGTAATAAAAGAGGAAGCATTGCAATCTTCATGGAAAATTGGATACTACTCAAAAACTTGGACTGAAAGCGCATTTGAGAAAGTAAATCAGAAAATAATACTTCAGTGAAAGAAACTAACGGCAACCGCCTGTCTCCATCCTGTGGCGCCATGAGACAAACCTATTTAAAAACAAGTAGTTAAATTTTAAACTTCGTATAACCCAGTAAGATGAAAAACCCCGAATCAGTAATCCTTGGAAGCCTGGACTTGCAGATAACCTTCCGCATACCCGGTAGTAAAACTCTCTACCGGGTTCTCACGCATCCGCCCAGGCCAGTTACCCCATACTACGGGAAAAGAGACTGCCTAAACCTGGAAACGAATAAGGCGGAGCCTCTTGCTTGTAACCGGCAGGTCATAATTCCAATTATTTCAGAACTTTCTGAAAGTAAGAAAATAATCCATAATTTTACAGTAGATGGCAAAAGCCAAGACCATACCGAAGAAGAAAGCCCCGAAGTCAGTTAAGAAAGCCACCAAACCCGAAAAGAATCAAAAGGAGGTTGGCGGCCGGCCTTCTTTATATCACCCACAATACAATGAGCAGGTTGAGAAACTGTGCAAGCTGGGTGCTACAGATAAAGAACTGGCGGACTTTTTTGAAATTGCAGAATCGACGCTGAACCTTTGGAAACATGCCCATCCTGCGTTTATGGAGTCCATAAAAAGAGGTAAAAGGCTGGCCGATGCAAATGTTGCTGAGCGCCTATATCAACGAGCCATGGGCTTTGAGCATGATTCCGAAGAGATCAAGGTTGTTTCCGATGGTCAAGGGCTGGGGTCGTCAATAGAGCGGGTGCCAATTAGAAAAATATATCCGCCAGATACGACAGCTGCGATATTTTGGTTGAAAAACAGGCAGCCAGAGAAGTGGCGCGACAAGGTGGATGTGGATGCAAATGTAAATGCAAATGTGTCGTTAACAGATCAGCCAATCGTGTTCAAATGATCGAGGTCCAGGCGTTAGATCCGTTCAAAGTACTTTACAACCTTCCTCCTGATGTAAACATCGTAGTGGCGATTGGCGGCCGGGGCGGGGCAAAAACCTATGAGGTAAGCAAATTCATCGCCTTCAGTTCTACGATCAAAAAGAAACGATGTGTTGTACTGCGTGACGAAAAGGAGCTGGTGCGTGAATCGATCCTGAATGAGGTGCTTTTGCGATATGATACTGCTAATGAATCAGGGGCTTTATCCGGCCACTACGACCGGTTGGACACAGGGATCAAGGAAAAGAATTCCGGTGAAATGCTGGTATTTACAAAAGGTTTCCGGGCCAGTGACAACAAGAAGAAAGCAAATTTAAAGTCCATATCCAACATCGATATAGCTGTTGTTGAGGAAGCGGAAGACATACGAGACGAGGAAAAGTTTAACACGTTCGCTGACTCAATACGCAAAGAAGGCTCTTTGATAATCATTATCCTGAATACACCAGACATTCAACATTGGATCATTAAGCGGTATTTCCATTTAAAACCGGTAGTGATCAACGGAAAGGTGAAGGATGGTTTTTTTGAAATAACGCCGAAGCAGATCAAAGGGTTTCTGTGCATTCAGACCAGCTTTGAGGACAACCCTCACCTGCCGAAGCATATCGTTGACAACTATCGCGGGTATGGTGATCCTAACAGCCATTTGTACAAAGAATTTTACTATCTGACGGCGATAAAAGGCTATGCGAGTACGGGCAGGAAAGGGCAGATATTGACGAAGTGCAAACCCATTAAACTGGCTGAGTACTTAAAGTTGCCGTTTAAAGAGTATTACGGCCAGGATTTCGGTACCGCATCACCGGCCGGCATGGTTGGTGTTAAGTTCGATAAGAACCGGGTATATGCCCGGCAGTTGAATTATAAGCCGCTAAGTACATTGGATATTGCCAGGATGTATTGTACAATGCGGTTAACGGACAGTGACGAGATAGTTGCAGATAGTGCTGAACCGAAAAGCATCAGCAAGCTTAAAAACGGCTACCGGGGCGAAGAACTGGCAACGGAAGATTTCATCAAATACCCACGCCTGGCTGTAGGGTTCAATGTAAAAGCCGCTGATAAAGGCCAGGACAGTGTAAGGAACGGGCTCGATCTTTTGGATTCTCTCGACCTGTATGTGGTGGAAGAATCGACAGACTTTTGGAACGAGATATACAACTACATCTGGGAGGTGGACAAGAACGGTAATACAACTGGCGAACCAATAGACGAATTTAACCACCTTATCGATCCATGGCGGTATGTAGTGCAAAAGCATAAGAAAGGGTATAAGGTTTACGAATAACATAATAACTATTATATGCTTGACGAAAAGACAAAAGAATTATTGCGGCAGAAAGGGCGCGAAGATTTAATAGAGATTGATGAAATAAATCAGTCTGGGTATGCTGGCTGCGATAGTAACGGTTCTATTGTTGATCGCAGGAAATGTCCCGACGCAGTTCCTATTGCGAAAAACAGCATGCTGGGGCTGCCAGAACCGAAGCAATTACCTGCTGAACCGCATCCTGAATATTTCATTTGAGGTAATCTAGCCTTAACATAAAAGCTTTCCCGTATAAGTAACGGGCAGCAACATGATACTGGATGACCAGCTTTTAAAAGGGATTATTAAAAATGATCCGTCAATTGCATTATTGGCCGAGGCTCAAAAAGACGCCTCCCTGCTTAACGCCCATATAACCGGTGCTGGGTTGGATACCATTATACGCAGTGATGACTACTTTGAAGATGAGCAGAAAAAGAACCTGCGGCAGAAGTATGCAAGGTCAAACCGGGATCTGTTTGCACGCATCCACAGGCCAATAGACAAGGTTTTCACGGCGAAGGGCGGTAGCACTATCTACAACCTGCCGGAAGCCCAGGCAAAGCGATTAGCCGCATATCTGGCCACTATCCGCAACGGTATGTCATTGCGCAGATGGATCAAATCAATTGCTCTGCCTGCCTACCAGATCGACCCGATGGGCGTTATATTCATGGAACTGGATGCCCTGCGGCAACCGTATCCCACCTACCGTTCAACTGCAGACATATTCCGGTATAAACTTAATGGCCGCAAACTGGAATACATAATTTTCAAACTGGGCGCCGATGACGTACGACTGGCCGGCAGAAACATGGGCGTATCTGATGTTACACTAAACAGCATATTTGAGAAACTTCCTTCTCTCAATGGAACGCCAAAGTTCCTGCGGGTTGTGGATGATGTATCGGACAAGATATACCGGTTGGAAGGCGAAGGGCAGTATACAGAGATACCGGAACTTACCCTGCCAAATTACTGGATGTACGTTCCGGGTATGATCGTTTCCGACCTGGTTAAGTACAACAGCCAATGCTTCCAATCGCCAGATGCTGATATTGTAGAACTGGCAAATGACTTCCTCACAGATTGTTCCGTTTTCAACATCTGGAAAAAATTACATGGTTTTCCAAAATCTTGGCGAACTAAAACTGCATGCTCCACCTGTATGGGCAGTGGCTTGGTACGTGGTGTTGAGTGCCGGGATTGTGGCGGTACCGGAAACAAGAAAAAAGCAACAGTGCGCGATGAGTTGATCGTGCCTATTCCTGACGATGGTAAAATGCCCACTTCATTCGGCGGTTATATAACGCCCGACATCGAGGGCTGGAAGCTGATGCGTGATGAAATGACGGTGTTGGAAGATGCCATGTTTATGACATCGTGGGGCACCATCATGAAGCGGCCAACGGATAAAGCGCAACCTGAAACAGCTACATCCGAATTTATCAACGCCCAGGCCATCAATGAACGTTTGCCCGACTTCACTTCATGGGGGCAGACAATTGAAACGTTCGTTATTACTGCCGTAGGGCAGATCATGTTCAGTCAGAACTATCAAGGCCCCAGTGTCAACTATGGTAACCGGTTTATCATCGAGGGGCCAGATGTGCTTTGGAATAAGTACGCCGATGCCAGGGCTGAAGGGGCGCCACAGGCCGCATTGGATGGCTTGCTGCGCGATTACTACGAATCACGGTACGAAGGTTCACCAATGGATCTCAACAAGGCGTTAAAGCTCATGAAGGTAGAACCCTGGACACATCTCACCATTGACCAGGTACAGGCAACCTCAGCCTTGCAGGTGGATAAGATCGCCAAAACGTACTTCAGTGAATGGGTATCAACGAAAGCAGATATGGAAATCCTGAGCACTGACGAACAGGCGCTGCGTGATGACCTTATGGCTTATGCGGAGGCGAAAAACGAACTATTTAAAGACCAGCAGGCTGAGATGCTGGCACAACAGCAGGCCGCTGCCGGCAGTGATGTCTCTGCAGAAGATAAAGCCATCGATAATGGCAGAAAGGGCATACAGAAAACCCGTATTAAGAAAGGGATGAAGCAGATACAACAATAACACACTATGGAAAACCAATTTAAAGAGCCGATTAAAACGGTAAAAGCCAAAATAAAAGACGGCACAATGGTTTTTAAAATTGACGATAAACCATGGTCGGAATTCATACCTGGTGCCGGTGGGCACGAAGTAATCTTAAACCCTTTAGAGGTTAAGCAAATAAAAGTTACCTACCTACTTGAACTGGTGCCTGATTCTACAGATTAAAATAACATATCTATATGCCCATCATTAAAGATCATATCGCCGTCGTAAAAGCCGAAATAGACGCTACTGGCAAGCGCCTGGAAACTGAAATTCTAACCGCTGACCAACTCCATGAAATAGCAGAAAAAATGGCTAAGCTGGGGCAAACACATACTTGGTTAACAGCGGTGGAGCGCCTTGGTGCTAAAGCCAAGGGGGTACTTACTTCCATTGGGCACGGCAAATCAATTATTCATTAAAATCAATCAATAATATGGCAATACACCACACCCGCCTTAAAAAGGCCATAACACTTATCGGGGAAGAAAAAGAAGTCCCTAAGATCATCCTGATGCTTTCTCAGGCAGAATTCACAGATGACGAAATTCAGGAGATTCTGCAAAAGACTACCGGTGAAACAGGCGCAACAGGCACAACTGAAACTATTACTGTGCATGATCCGGAGATTCAGGAAACTGACGGACCTATTCAGTCTGGCATTCAGTTGCCTGGGAGTAACCTTCCTCCGGCAAAATCCTCAAAGTATGCCGACTTCGACGTGTTTATGGGCAAGGCAGTCACCAAAGAATACCGGCATGTATCGGGCGAAATGCGCAACTACATCAGCCATTTCCAGCTGAGCGAAAAGGTGCAGACTGTGCGCATTGAACCGGCCCTTGCCAAAGACTTTAACCGGTTCGCCATCGGGTTCATCGATAATCCCGGTAAGATGTATTTCCCAAAAGGAACAAAGCAGGTTGGGGATATACAAGCGTTTCAGGATGCAACCTACAAGCCTATGAACGAAACCACTGTTACTAACGAATTCATGGATTAATTATGCCCATTAAGAATTTAGAAGCGATAGCGAAAGTATTAAAGATCGATCCTGCTAAACTGCTGGAAGCCGCAAAGAGCGATCAGGAG